CAAACCCCAAGGTCTTTTTCCTGAGAACAGAGGCAAGAGACCCTCAACTCCTTACTACTACCCAAGACCAGAACGCATACAAGAAGAAGGCCACATGGTTGATGGCGGGGGGCAAGTTGTTACTGGTTTTAAGTGGGACAGAATACAAAGAGACATTACAGTCCCAAGAAACTTTCTTAGACTCAATAAACCTCCCATTGAGGGACTACGGTTTGGAAAGAAAGCTCCAACCACCGAGGCTGAAGTCAACACTATACTCAAGAAGACATTTAAGACCGAAAGTGATGTGTCTAGAGTGTTTGATGGCATCGCAGCTCAGTATGGATATAAAACATCCCTAGAGCTACTCCAAGCACAGTTCAACAGCCCCTATTACGCTAACAAAAGAACCCTTAACAAACAGTAATGGACATAAACACAGAAACGGATTTTGAACGCGCATTGCGCGAAGGAGCCGCTCAGGACGTTTTACAGCCGTCCCAAGNNCAGCCNCAGGAGCAGCCACNGGAGCAGCCGCAGGAGCAGCCGCAGGAGCAGCTTCAGGAGCAGCCACAGGCTCTTAAACAAGCNGCGCCCAAGTCACCTGAAGAACCAAAAGAGAAAAAAAGGTTCATTAGTAAAACAGCGGCAACGGTAGCTGAGGTAGCCATGNCCCCTTTNCGGGGTCTTGAGGCAGCCGCTGAAGGACTCTATGGTTTCTTTGATGCCGCTTCGGGAGACCGCTTGTGGGACTGGGACCGAGACCAGCATAACCTGTTTGGACGCAATAAGACTACAGTTGGTAGGTTTGCAGAAGGAATTGTTCAGTTTGGTGTTGGGTTTGTTCCGGGTTTGGGAACCGCCTCGTTGCTTGGAAAAATTTCTAAGGTAACTAAACTAACAGGNGCCTTATCCAAGAGCAAAAACGCTTTCAAAACCTTCGCTACTGGACGCCTGAGTCTCAGCGCGAACACGATGAAGAAAATGAGCAAGCTGAAGTCTGCGACAAAGACCAACTTGCGTCTTGCTACCGCAGGATTCCTTAGTGATTACTTAGTGTTCAAGGGTGAAGAAGAAGCTCTGTCTACTATGTTGGCTCGCTACGATACAGACAAGAGCAACGACTTTATTCAGTGGCTTGCCTACAACCCCGACAAGGACGAGANNGAGCTTNATANGCGCTTCAGGAANANNCTNGAAANTCTTGTTGTTGGCGAAGCGGTTGGACTTGCGTTTGTCGGTCTCAGGGGCGCCTACAAAGGCGTAAAAGGATTCCCCGAAAAGGACCCTGCTGTGTCTGGACTTACAAAGACATTCAACAAGCTTCGCGACAAAAACAAGATTGTAACGGAGAGCCGTGTATCGGGCAAAGAGCTTGATGAGATTGACGCTATAGACAAGGCGCTTTCTAATCCAGAAAATCAACTTACGCCTAACGAAATTAAAGCAGGGCGTGAGCTGAACAAGCGAATCCACGACCGCAACAAGGCGATTGAGTATGAGGAATCTACAGGCACTAAACTCGATGAACTAGACCGCTCGCCTGACGTTGCGGAGGCGGAGCGCACGGTGAGCGAATCCAAGGCTCCAACTGTCAAATCAATCGACCCTGACTCAGCTACTGAGGAGCAACTGGACTCATGGCTGCGTGAAAACGCTGACATAGCGGGTGCTAACTCTTCTCTTGAGACAAAGAGAGAAGTGGTAAAAGACATACTCAACGAGTCTAAAGAGGGAGGAACCGAGCACCTAATCAAGCGCCTTGAGGACAACGTAATGAACGTAGTCAAGAAAGCAGGGCTCTACGACGAAACGAACCCACAAGCAATGCTGTCAGGCATTCGCCTTGTTCGTAGTGTCCCCGAGATGCGAGCGCTTCTGTCCCGTGTTTCTCAGGTTGCGCTCAAAGCCTCACGAGAGGCTAAAAAGGGCGACTTTTCACCAAAGGACGCTGAAAAGTTCTACAACGAGACTACCGAGATTCTAGGTCTTGGTGTTGAGAGCGCTGGCGGTAAGGCTAGTAAAATTTACTTAGACCAGTTNAGAGGTCGCGTAGAAGACCTGAAAGTGGTTCGTGCCGAGGCTGACACTCTGTATGACGCAATGAACGCATCAGCGCACGACATCAAAACAGCGATGAACAACGCGCAGGAAGCTATGGAGAGAACCACCGTAGAGGTGTCCTTTGGAAAAGAGGTAAAGGTTCTGAACTCCGACCAAGCTATGACTGAGTTGTATTCAGCCATGGACCGCTTTAGTGCGCTTCAAGAGATTTGGGCAGACTTCGGAACCCAGCTATCGTTGGGAATGCGCCAGCGCCAAGACCTTTACAAGACTGGCCAAAGCTCACTAGGGCGCGACATATCAGGACAGCACAAGACACTCGGAATGGCAGTTGAGGACGCCGTAGGCGAAGCTGGTAAGCGCTATCGCAGACAGTCAGCTAAAGCAGGAGTTAGCGACAAGCGCGTCGTAAAGGACCTCCAAAAGATATTCAAAAAGTCCGGAACTAGCGAGGTTGATGTAGGGGACTTAGTCCGCGACATGAACAGCGTAGGCATAAACAACAAGCTTGCACGTTATAACCTAGTTGGACGCAAAGGATTGGCTGTTTCTCAAGAGTGGTATTATAATGCCATTTTGGGTAACCCTGTGTCTTGGATTGTCAATATGTTAGGTGGTGCGTTGGTTCAACCGTTGCGCCACATTGAGCAAATTGGTGGTGGTTTAGCGAGTGGTAACATTAACCTAGTAAGAGCTAACTTTAGAGTGATGTTTGATATTCAAAGCTTTTCGGACTCACTTAAGTATGCGTGGCGTTCTGGAGCAGACGACGAAGCTAGGTCAATCGCTGGCTACACAGCTTTTAGGGACGACCGCATACACAAAGAGCAAGGGGAGATTTACGTCGATAACCCTGACGGCAATGTTGTGTATTCAGCGATTAACTTTATTGGAAAAGTAGTTAGGCATCCCACTAGAGTTATGATGATGGGAGATGAGTTCTTTAAGCAGATGTCATATCGCTCTCGCATCAAGACAGCGCTTGCTGTTGAGGGTTATCAAAAGGGAATCCACCGCAACCCCGGAAGTTTCTCTGAGTATATCAACGACGGCTTTCAGGGTATGATTACAAAGGACGGACGCTTCAGAAACGAAGAGAACGTCAAAAGAGAGGCCATCTTGGCGTTATCCAAAGCGCGTAAAGCTGGCGAACTAGAAGCCGCAGACGAAAGAGCGTTTGTTGATGACTATATGCAAAAGCACTACCGAGACAACAACCTTACGTTGGAGGACGGAGTCATCTACAATCAAAAAGGCTTTGATGAGCGAGAGCTGCTCATGGAGGCTGGTAAAGACTGGGCGTTGATGAATACGTTCACTAATGAGGTGACTAACCCGTTCTTCAAAAAGACAGGAGAGGTAGCTACCATGTCGCCTTGGCTCGGGTTTATTATTCCGTTTGTGCGGACTCCCTCTAACATCATTCTGTTTGCTCTTGGTCGCTCATTGCCAAACCCTATAAGCGGAGCCTCTGAGCTTATGCGACTTTCAAAGCGTGCTAAAGACCTTAAAAGCGTGTCTCTTGACGATATGGCTAAAAAGTATGGAGACACGCCAGAAACAAGAAGAATGGCTGAGTCCTACCTACAGACGCTCAAGAATGAGACAGGAGTCAAAAAGGCTGAGTTAATTGGACGCCTGTCAACAGGTGCGATGACTATGTCTGCTCTGTTTATGAACATTGAGCGTATCGTAGAAAACATAACAGGCAGCGCACCTAAAGACCCCGGAAAGAGGGCCGCTTGGGAAGCCACAGGCAAAAAGGCGTTCTCGATTAAGGTTGGTGATACTTGGTATAACTACCAGCGCTTTGACCCCTTTGCTACTATTTTGGGAATCATGGCTGACATATCTCAAGGCTTCACGGAAATGAGAGACGCTGGAGTTAGTGAGTTTGGAGGAGAAGAAGAGTTCATTGAACACCAAAATGCGTTCAGTCAGGTTTCAGGGATACTAGCTATGTCCCTAGCAAACAACGTGAGTAACAAGTCTTACCTAAAGAACTTAGGAGAGTTGCTCGACATCCTTGAGAAACCGACAGAACGAGTTGGTAACATTANNGGTAACNTCGCCGCTGGTTTTGTGCCTAACGGTCTCAACTGGACGCAAAACGTCTACCAAGAGGAAGCACCAATACTTGAGGCTCGTAGCATAGTAGACAAGGTGATGAAGAGGCTTCCAGAGCCTATGCGCGTTGCTGGTCAGAAGCTTATGCCCCGCCGCAACTTCCTTGGTGAAATCCAACGCAAAGAAACCACAGGAAGCGTGATTAAAGGTTTAACTCCAGTCTTCTGGAGCACCACTTCTAACGACATTGTTGACATGGAAATCGAGCACCAAGCTGTTGGGCGAAACACTATGTCTGACGGGCGTAACATTGGTGGCAAGCTAATCAACTACCGCGACTACAGAAACAAGTCAGGGCAGACCGCCTACGACCGTATGCAGGAGCTATCGGGAACCGTTAAGCTAGGTTCACGTAGGTTGACCCTTAGACAATCTCTTCGTCGTCTTATTGAGTCTAACGACTACCAGAGACTACCTCCAATAACAGAAACCAATAAGCACCGAGACCATCCAAGGTCCAAAGAGCTTACCAAGATAATCAACATCTACCGCTCGGAAGCTCGACGCCAAACCGAGAACGAGTTTAAAGAACTCAAGTCCGACCTATTTGAACTACTTAAATAACAAATCANCATGCCTAATTCATATACCACGTTGGACCTGTTATCCGGCTCCAGCGGTCTAAACGCCGTAAACCAACTAGAGTTTGGTCCTTTCGCCTTTGAATACATCAATACAGACGACATCCACTTTGCCGTTAAGGTGAGTGGAGAGTGGAAAGTTATAAGTGTAGCCAGTGTTGACACCACGACCAAGCGGGTGACGCTTTCGGCCACACCTCAAGCTGCCCACAGCGCTGCTGACACGGACGAGGCGCGTATCTACCGCTCGACCACGATGAACGCTGTCGTTGACTTTCAGGCTGGCTCACGAATCTCTGAGGCTGACCTAGACAACGCCTACCGTCAGGGTCTATTCGCTGCACAGGAAGCAACCGAGGACGCGCCCGGAAGTGCTTCGCGGACTGTTCAAGCAACTGACGACATTGCAGACTCGGCAATCACCGCAGCCAAACTAGCAACCGACGCTGTTGAGACCACTAAGATTAAGGACGCGCAAGTCACAGCGGCGAAACTAGCAGCCACGCTGGACCTTAGCTCTAAGACACTGACTATACCAGCAGCCACGGTAACAGAGGCGTTGGTCACTCAGCACAACGCAGCCATTAAGACGAGTCTCGACATCTCTTCAGGAATGAACGGGACACTTCCGGTTATTAATGGTGGCACTGGGCTTACAAATACGGAGGGACAGGTTCTAGAACAGTTCTTGTTGCCATGCGACGGCATTGCGTATGCAACACGGAGCGGCAGCGTTACGCCTACGTCCGTTACAGCGGAAGTCGCCCTTACCGACTCCTTTGCTGACGTAGCAGGCTCCGTTATCACCTACACGCCGCCCACTGGAACTAAGCTTATCGTGTATAAGTTTGTGTGTTCTATGTTTGCCACTAATCACGGAAACGGTTTCTTTAAGGTTGTTTTAGGAGGCGTTGACGTTACCGATTCAAGGCACGCTATAGGTGACCTCGTTAATGGAACCTTTGAACCCGGAAGACGCGCGATTGAGTGGCCTTTTGTTATTGGAGGAGTGGCCAACGCTGCAACAGGACGAAAGGCTGCCTATTCAGACTGGAGCAGCGGCGTTGAAATTAAAATACAAGCTAGACGTTATAGCTCAACGTATGACTTTTCATTGCATGGGACTACCTTAGAAGACGACGCGACCACCGATAGTATGTTCAATCGCCCCCTTATCGGAATCACAGCCATAGGATAAGTCATGGAATCTACTCACTTACCCGCAGCAGTAGGCATCGTAGGGATGCTAGGCACGTTCACACTAGCAGACATCAACGCTCTGGTCGGCATCGGAGTCGGCCTGTTGAGTCTGGTGTATCTAATCGTAAGAATAATCAAGGAATGTCAAACCAAGAACAAGACCAAGAAGTAAAGCTCAAGGCCCTTCAAGGGCTTCTCATTGACGAGTTTATCAACCGCATCTCAAGCGGAGAGGCTGCACCCAGTGACCTCAATGCCGCACGTCAGTTGCTGAAGGACAACGGCATTCACGCTGGGTTGTCTAAGGGCAAACCGCTGGAGCAACTGGCAGAAATCCTACCCTTTGACGAAGCAGCTAATGGATAAGAAACGAAACTACCGCAAGGAATACGACTCATACCACAAGTCAGAGCGCCAGAAGAAGCGCAGGGCTGGACGCAACAAAGCGCGTCGCATGGTAATCAAGAAGCGAGGCAAGAAGGCCGTTCAGGGCAAAGACGTTCACCACTCCGACCGGAACCCCTGTAACAACTGTTCAAAAAACCTCAAGATTCAAAGTAAGAAGAAGAACCGAGGCAACAACAAGTAACCGTGGACATTCCAGACAAACTCAAAGACTTTAGGAACTTCCTGTATATTGTCTGGAAGCACCTTAACCTACCCGACCCTACCCCCATTCAATATGAAATCGCAGATTATATGCAAAGAGGAGATAGAAGAGCTATTATCGAAGGCTTTAGGGGAGTCGGTAAGAGTTGGATATGCTCTGCATACGTTGTTCACCAACTGCTCCTCGACCCGCGAAAAAACATACTTGTCGTATCTGCTTCAAAAACAAGAGCAGACGACTTCAGCACTTTTACACTTAGACTCATCCATGAGCTCCCTATTCTTGGCCATCTCAGACCAACCGACAAACAGCGATTTTCAAAAATCTCCTTCGACGTCGGACCAGCACCCGCCTCACACGCCCCCTCCGTCAAATCACTGGGGGTCACGTCTCAACTGACAGGCTCACGGGCCGACATCATTGTGGCTGATGACATTGAGGTTGTTGGCAACAGCGCGACCCAAGGGATGCGCGACAAGCTCGGTGAGCAGGTCAAAGAGTTCGACGCCATCATCAAGCCCGAGGACGAGACCAAAGTTCTCTTCTTGGGAACCCCTCAGTGCGAGGACACCATATACAACAAACTCACTGAGCGGGGCTACAGCAAGCGCATCTGGACGGCTAAATACGTCACCGCTAAGACCAACCAAGCGACCTACGACGGAACCGTAAGCGCCTTCTGCGTGGACGACGAGCAAGCTGGGTCCTCCACTGAGCCCCTGCGGTTCAGCGACATCGACCTAGCGGAGCG